CTAAACATTGCAAAATCTATTTAAAGTATTTCAAAATCGGAGAGCAGGATAACTGGTATTGCGAAGGATGTATGAAGCCTGACCATATTGTCAATTTCGATATTCATCACATCAACGGCAGGGGAAAGGATAAGGATGTAATACAGAATTTAATTTGTCTTTGTCGTATATGTCATGATCGGGCGCACTCGTCAAAGAATTATATAAATAAAGATGAATTCCAATTAATTCATAATTATTTTTTACAGGGTACAAGAAAACAGTTTTTAATATGAAAATATACGTTCATAAACTAACCGGAACAAAAGTTACAATAAAAAAACTATTTGGCTCGGTAGCTACTTGCAGACTCGTTTCCGGCACTATCAAAATACCTAATTCAAACTTTGCAACAACTGACACGATAGTTTGTTCACTGGATAATTTAGTTGAATAATGGAAAATTATGAATTACATTTAGATACGTCGCCTAGGATTAATGGATGGTTTTTAAAAGGCAGCATACCTTTCAACAAAGGTTTAAAATGGTCTGATTATATGGATATGAGGAAAGCAAAAAGGATAAAAAAGTATTTAGCATTAGGACGTGTTAAAGGTAATAGAGATAAATTACATGAATTTAATCGTATTCCGATAGTTGGCATTAAAGACGGGAAATTATATCCTTTTAAGAGCTCTGTTGATGCTGCAAATATCTTAAAAGCTAAAGGCATAAAGATCAATGACAGAAATATAAGGGCAGTCTGTAAACAAGAGAAAGAAAAGGTCGGTAAATATATGTATATCCGAAAAAAGGCTGGTGGCTTTCGATGGTTTCATGCTGACCGGCCGGAATTATACCAGGAATATTTAAAATAAATTTGATTTATAAACTTAATATTTTTAATTATGGCAGTAAGAAAAGTTTTTTCAGACAATGATGGGTTAATGGAATTAACTTATCATGTAATCGACAGGGAATTACACATCGAAATTATAGAAAATGATATCCCTGTGGAAATAATATTGAACCCTAAAGATGCAATAGATTTCATTAGAGAATTAAACAAACTAAGGAAAGAATTAGCAATTTTCGGGGATTAGTTTTTTTATTCCGAAATAGTTTTGTATATTTGCATTCAAGGTTCTACGAAAATTCGTCAATATTAAAAAGTGATTAAAGATAAAGACTACCAGGACCCTATCATGCAAGGGTAAGCAACGCCTCAAAGATAATCAGGTGGTACTGACAATCAGGAGGGTGGTAATCAGGCCGTCTCGGCTAATGCATTAGATGAGACGCATTTACCTTAAAATTACGCATGGATCACTTTTTATTTTGATAATTAAAAAGAAATTTATATCTTTGCATTCAAGGGGGTCGAAGCTCTATACATAGAGTAAAACAACGCTCATTTAATACGTGCAACATGAATAGTAAATATTTTATTATTAATAATACTGCCTCCGGGCAGAAGATACCACAAAGGTTGCGGTTGCACGTTCCTATGTGGTTTTTCTTTTGTCTGGGGGCTTAATTTTTTATAATTATGGAAAAAAAATTTGGTATTGAAAATTTGCAAGAGGCTTTTGAGACAATCGCTTCGCATGAAAATGTTACTCCGTTTACTATATTTGCAGAAGCGGAGAGGGAATTTCTTAAAAGTTATTGGGACGCATCTAAACCCATAATAGTTAGACTTGGGGCTTATGACTACTCATTTACACTGGTAACTGTGAATTGTAGAAATAATGTCTATATACACAGTTTTGAATGTACAAAGGTGTAATATGAAAACAAAATTAACGTGGTTTTCTTTTTCATTTTGTGTTTGTGTTAGTTTGTTTTAATTGGTTGGTGGCGGTGTACCGTTTAACCAGAACGGCGCCGCTTTTTTATTAACTTAATTTAATTTTATATATGGGAATGATTGATAGTGATCTTATAACTTATCAAATATTAAGATTAGACGAGATAATAGCAATTGCACAAAGAACTAATCAACTGGAGGATGAGTTTAACGAACGTCCTAGTTGTAATAAAAAATGGGATGAATTGTTAAAAAATGAAGGTTTTAATGTGTCTTGGTGCCATGATGAATTGAAAACTACAACGAATGAAATTTTAAATTAATATTTTATATATGGGAGAATTAGTGAAATTAGATACTGGCGAAATTGTAAATTATGATGACGCTAAGGGACAATATCAAAGAATCGAAACTATTAAACAGGCGATATTAACTGCTCAAAAATTGGGTATTGATATTGGCGACATAACGCCTCATGCTGTTAATATTCTTTGGTGCGAGGTTGCGCTAGGTAGATTCCTGCGAAAAATGGAGAAGAATAAGGGTGGTGGTGATAAAAAAAGTGAAGATTACAAAAATCAGTTGTCGGATAAAAAGACAGGTGATATACTGACAGTCGAAGAAATAGTAGGTAGCCGGGATAAGTCAAGTTTATTACAGAAGATAGGGAAGTTTAGTGATGAGATAATACAGGATTATATCGACCTGTGTATTGCTAATGAATTTTTGCCAAAAAGTGCAGACCTTAAAAATAAGAATACTACTATCAGTAAAATGACCGGTGACAATGAAGGTTATACGCCTCCTGAATATATAGAAATGGTTAGGCGGGTAATGAGTAGTATTGATTTAGACCCGGCCTCAAATGAATATGCACAAGAAGTGGTAAAAGCGAAGGTTTATTATTCTGAAGATGATAATGGATTAGATAGGGATTGGATAGGTAATGTTTGGATGAACCCCCCTTATGCAAATAAACTTATTGTGCAATTTATAGATAAATTAATCAATGAAAAACAAGTTACACAAGCAATAGTTTTGACTAATAATAATACCGATACCCAATGGTTTAAAAAACTATTCAATTGGGCTGATTTATTATGCTTCACAACAGGAAGGATTAACTTTTATAAAAAAGATGGTACTATTTCAGCACCCACAAATGGACAAACATTTTTCTATAAAGGAGTTAATCCTGATAATTTTGTTGTAGAATTTAAGAGAATAGGATTAATAATGACTAAATATGATTGATAAAAATAAGTTACCCGATACGATTAAACATCCTGATAGTTTTATAAAATCACAATGGAATATTGAATGTCCTGATTGCGGCCGAATAATTGGATTTGATGGAGTTTTTCCGTGGGGCTGGATTATTGATGCGATAAAAGAAGTTAATCCTAAATCAAAAATTACCCCGATGGATATTGACGCAGTGGTGGAAAGAAATTCACATTATTTAGTATTTGAAACAAAGGATATTGGAGTTGATATTGAAATGGGACAATTAATTACCTTGAATAATTTAAAACATCCCAAGTCATTTACTGTTATGAAAATATGGGGCAAAGAAAATCCTGTAAAAATGGAAATCAATAAACAAGACGGCAAAATTATAACGGTAATTGATTTTGAGGAAATGAAAAAATGGGTACGACGTTGGTATAAAATGGCAGATATAAATAAATGACATGAAAGACCCTGCAGTATTATTTTATTTTCAAGACTTTTTAGTAGGTACTGAATTTATGAATGATGATGAAGTAGGTAAATATATAAGAATACTTTGTCATCAGGCAGATAAAGGAGACTTGAGTTTATCGCAACTTGAAAGAATTTGCAGAAGTAAAGTGCCGGGAGCTATAATGGAAAAGTTAACACAAAATGGAGATGGAAAATACTATCAGGAAAGGATGCGTTTTGAAAAGGAAAAAAGAGAAAAGTTTTGTAAACATCAAAGTGAGAATATTAAAAAAAGATGGAATAAAAAAGAATACGATGGTAATACCAACGTATTACCTTTAGAAAATGAAAATATAAATGAAAATAAAGATATAATTAAAAATATAAGAAAGGTGCAGTTTGAAAAGTTTTGGAATTTGTACGATAAAAAAGAAGATAGGATAAAGTGTGAAGGTAAATGGAATAGGTTAACAAATAAAGAGCAGGAGGAGTGTATTGCAAATTTACCGGCTTACATTACTTCGACTCCTGATAAACAATATCGCAAGAATCCTGCTACTTACTTAAATAACAAAAGCTGGGAGAATGAAATAATAATACCTACAAATAAAGCAGCTTTAAATAGTACACTTACCTATGATGAGATATTAAAGATGTCAGAAAAGAATCCTGATATATGGAAACAATATACTTCAGTAAAAAGAGAAGGCGAAAGGAAGGCAGTATTTATTTTAAAAACATGACAAATATCATGAAAATTGTGAAATACTATTTTTAACTTGCAAATAAAAAAGCTATGAAAATACTTCATTTAACATTAAAAAAGAGATGGTTTGATATGATTCTTTCAGGGGAGAAAAAGGAGGAATATAGAGAGATAAAGCCATATTGGGAAGGGAGGTTATATAATAAGTCTTTTGATATAGTTAGGTTTAAAAATGGGTATTCTAAAAATGTACCAACATTTGATATAGAATGTATTAGAATAAGAATCGGTTATGGTATAGATAATTGGGGAGGTATCGGTACTGAAAGATATTATGTAATTGAATTAGGTAATCTAATAAAAAAGCTATGAAAACAGACATACCCAAAAAATTAAAGCCATGACACACAATGAAGTTATAGATAAATTGGCAAAAGAAATGATTACTGTAACTGGTGAAACAGATCATTATAATACGTATTGCTGGTTTATTCGACAAGCTCTTGTGATAGGGATAGAACACTACACTAAGGAAATGGAAGAAATAATTGCTATGGATAAATGGGGTGGTGAACAAGGCAGATTCAAGGGAGTGCGGGATGCTTCAGACAAATTAGGAATACCGAGAGGAAATATATACCAGGTGCTTGAAGGAAGGAGGCCGTCCGCCGGGGGGTTTATATTCATTCGAAATAGAGATAAATATTTAATTAAAAACTAATATTATGGAAAATGTAAACGAATTTAAAAAAGAGCTTTTAGAAGCTATTGAAACAATTTGCCGGGATTATGAGCAGAAAAAGCTGGAGGCTAAAGTTGGGGAGTGGGTAATTGGAATAAATGAATGTAGCCCAAAAACGCCAGCAAGGATTGAAGGTGAAGGAAATGGCAGCAATAAAATATTAAGCAATTATGATAATTACAATAACACTCAATTAGCTATAAATGCTAGTTATTGTCGCTACGCCACCCCCGACGAAATAGAGGCACATCTGAAAAAGATTTGTGATGAGAAAGGGTTTAAGGAAGGTATTGAGATAAGGGGATTACAAGAAGATGGCTTATTTAGAAAAACCCTGTATTTTATTAGATTTCCTTGTAAATATGATTCAGATGAAGATAGTTATGTTACAGCATCTGGAGACAGGTTATATTGCAAAGGCAAATTCGCCGAGATCATCCCGGATAAGAAGAAGTTACCAAGAACAAAAGAGGAATTTCCTAAATTTCTCGGTGACTTTTGTAATCGTCATTGTAATTCAGTTGATAAATTTCTTAACCAATATGAATAATCATGGAAACAAACACACTATTAACAGGAATAATTTGTATTATATTATTTCTGATGTTATTATTTGTCATGGCCTGGTATCTCTGGGAAATAGGCAAAAAGAATGCTAAAAAGGCACGAGTAGAAGAAATGCAATATAAAGCCTTTTATTCTTATGTCCAGATCATGCTACAGAAATGGGAAGTCAACGAGAAAAGTTACTGTGTTATTCTGAAATTTATTGAAAGGATCAAAAATATGGGATACAAAAATCCGGAGAAGACGGAGGTTCTTGAGAATGAGTTTTTGGAGAAGTACAAATCTATCAAAGATGAGATACGAAGCAGAGAAGAGTTCACAATTGAGGCAGTTTTAAAGAAATAGTTATATTTGTGAAAGTTAATTCTTATTATAAAACGAAATAATGAGTAATGAAAATGACAACATTAGCATTAATATTAACCCTATTCACATTGAATCTAAAAGCTCCCAGTGAGCGAACTTTGGCAATAGTCAAGAGTGAAGCAACAGAACCATTCAAACAGCTAATTTATGCTATTGGAAAGGTCGAGTGTGACTTCGATACTCTTGCTTATAATCCGCTAGAAGAAGCGGCAGGATATTTTCAAATCAGACCAATCCGGATTAAGCACTATAATAAGCTGACCGGCGAAAATATGACCATTGAAGATATGTACGACTATCAAAAAGCAGAGCGGGTATTTTTGTATTTTGCTAATCAGATTGGGCCGTATGATTTGGAGAAAGTGGCTAAAAACTGGAACGGGAGTGGAAAAATGACTGAAATTTATTGGCATAAAGTGAAAAAACATTTGCATAACTCGAATTAAAGTTATAAATTAGTATTGTTTTTCATAGGTTTGGGGCAGGACCGGACACCGGAAAATTTGCCGGCCTGCCTTTTTAAAAAAGTTCTTTAAAATAAAGATAATTGGAAGATGCTGAAAATGTCGGGATAATACTGCAACCCAATTGACTACCTAGCGTTGAAGGTCACTCGTTCCTGTGCAGAGGTTATTGCGCTTGCGCTTGTAAAAAGACAACGCCTTCCAATTTTAAAACTAAAAACTCTAAAATTATGGCATATTTTGCGAATGGAACAGAAGGAGGAATATTTGAATATCAATGTTTATTATGTAGATATGGAGAAGAACAATGTCCGATTGCACTTGTCCAGGTATTATATAATTATGATGCTTGCAATAACAAGATTGCCAGGAAAATATTAGACACGCTTGTTGAGAATAATGGTACTTGCGCTATGTGGAAGGAGTTTAAAAATGACTTTCGTATTGATCCGCAAACAAAATCTCAGACATTATTTGATGAAATATTTGGAGAAAAGACTAAAATATGACAAATATAATGAAAACATATTGTCCTATTTGCAAATCAGGTGACAGAACTTTTTCAATGATTCAAGTGTGTGAGAAGTGCCAGCTGACTTTAAGTACTAAAGAGCCGGAAGTAAGACTTGTAAAAAAATACTGTAATAATTAAAGCTATGTTTAAATATATTTTAGCATTTTATATTGAAAAATTGCACCGGTATTGTTTTGATATTATTTATATGCAAGGCAGAAAAATAACAATTCAAAAGAAAATTATTCTTAGGATTTTTGATGTTTGTCAATTAATAATTTCAGATTATAGAAGATATTTGATTCGATGGTGTGAGGAATCCGGGGACAGATATGTAAGATACACGAAGTATTGGTAATTAACAAATGAAAAAATAAAGCTATGAAAAAAGTATTTGAAATAATTAAACATGGTATGGAACCTGAAAGAGCAGAACTGCAAGCTCAGGAAATCCACGAACATTATATGAAATGGGGTAAAGATGTTTATCAAAATGGCTGGTTTGTTAAAAAAGGTAAAGACAGTGAAGAATTACCATTCGAAGAACAGTATGATAATTGGCTTAATTTGCCAGAAAATAATATTTAAATTATGAAAAAAAACAGATTAGAAAGAGAAATTGAGTCTATTGAAAATGATGATTCAATGACTGATGAAGGGAAAAATATTTTCATTAGAGAACTTGAAAGAGACTATGAATCAGCAATGAGAGAATCAGCTGAACATGCCTACGAAAATGAATTAGAAAACTGGTAATCAAAAAAGCTATGAAAGACAAAGCAACAGAAAGTATAAAAGATAAAGTTTTATCAGAGTACAAAAAAGGCAATATAGTAGTTTCCGGAATCGAAGGATTACAAACAATGTCAATAGCTGAATTTATTGAACAACCTGTTGAAGGGATGCTTTACGATCTTAATAGGGGTGAATTGGTTATATTAACTTTTATTAATGATCCTAAATGGGTGAATGATTATGCAGTTGCAAAAACAATCAGAATATTAAAAGCTCGTATTGATGAACTTGAAAAAATAAAGCTATGAAAAATTTAAGAATTGTTCCAAATTATGACGGACAAGTAGCTCCTACAAATAAAGAAATAACTACTGCATTATCTGTTCTTGCATATCAAAACGATTTATCTTGTGATGACATTAAAAAGATATTAAAATGTGATTCATGTGGTAATATGTGGACTTTTAAAAATAAGTTTTGTCCAAAGTGCCAGCATCCTAATTATTCTACTTACTTAAAAGAACACGAACAGGAGATTATTAAAGAGCAGTCAAAGCAAGATGTAAATAATGACAGCTTACAGGTTCAAATAAAAGCCATTTTAGACAAGGAATTACAGCTTGATATGCCACTTCCTGAGAGAGCAAAAATGAAAGTAGTTCGTGAAATTATGAAATTAATAAAAACAAATAGAGATGAAAAAATTCGAATATAAATTTGAACATATTAAAGATGAAGAAAATCTTTTTGAAAAATTAAATCTTTTTGGTCAGGAAGGATGGGAGGTAATAAGTTGTAATTATCGATTATTAAAAACAGATATATCACAGAGGATTACTGAAGTTTTGCTCAAAAGGGAATTATTAAATAACTCACAGACACAACTAAAATCTAAGTGAAATGGAACAATTAAAATTAATTTCTGATGAACTCCTAAAAATTGGATTTGAGAAAAAGATAATAAATGAACCAAATCCATATAATTCAAACATTTTTAGAGAAAGGATAATTTATGAGATATCTTGTATCAATGGTTGTTTTTACTATAATGAAAATGAATCTGAATACAGATGGTATTTGAAAACAATAATTGGCGTTGGCGCTAATTATATTCATCTAAATATTGAAAAAAGAGAGGAATTATTTTTGTTATTGCTATGTTTTCGGGTGAAATTTAATTATAAATCTTTAATATAAATAAAATGAAAACACTTACAGACAAAATTATCGAGGCACTTGAAAAAAGAGCACATGGACAATTTAACGAATTTGCAAGAGGACAGTTATTAGCTGCCGTTGAAGAAATTAAAGAAATCGAAAAAGAGGCAGAATTTGAAGAAGTTGCACGAGTTATGATGAAGCATTTAGGACAAAGGACTGATTTATATCATCCTCATTTTACTGTAATTATCACAAGCACGACAGCTGAATTAGTCGAAGGACAAAAAACAGTAGGCCAGATTATGGATTATATTCCTGATTAATGGATAATTAACAATATTAAATCTAATGAGATGAAAATAATATTTATAATGTTAGGAATTGTAATATATGCAGCATTTCTAACCTTCGTAATAGAAATAATATATCATTGGGGCTATGGTGATTTAAAACCTTGGTTGAAAAAGTTATTAAGCATTATATAATAAATAAGATGGCTTATATAAAAAAGAAAATATTCGGGAAAATGGTAAAAGTGTATGTCATTGAAACTAAATGTAAAAACAGAAAATGTTTAATTGTAGGTGATTGTAATACTCCCGGACATTTTTATTGTCGAACAAATGAAACGTCCGGATGTCCTGAAGATAAAGATAATTAACTAAATAAATGAAAATAAAATTAAATGAGATGAAAGACAAATTAACAAAATCAGAATTAATCTGGATAGCAACTAAAATGGCTGCGAAAGGGTATTCCGGGGACGATGTTTATTATTGTGATGATCTTTACGGAAATGAAGATCAATTCCACGATGTTAACGAATATATGAATGAATTGTCTGAAATAGGGCGAATTGCATTTTACGAAAAATATAAAGAATTTAAACTTTATTAAATAATCCACAATCATGAAAGAGCTAATTGATATATTTAGAATGAAGGAATTAGAACCTAAAACAAGAGCAAAAATAATTATAAAGCTTGGAACTGCTATTAATAATATGTATGAGAGGAATATCACAGAACCTTTAGTATTTGAACTTGTAAGCATATTAGATCCTGATAATGCTATCTTAAAAGACGAATATTGGATTGCACAATCAAAGAAAGGAGAATAACTATGAAAGACAAAATAATTGAAAAACAAGCAAAAAATTATGCACGTGAAGATTGGAATAATCAATGCAAAAAGTTTATGTTATATAATACACCTTTCAAAGATAAAACAATGAAGAAATGTTATATTAGACATTTATCATATTTGAAATAAATTAAATCAACATAAATTAACAAAGCCATGAAAGACAGAGATGAAATAAAAATCAAAATCAGATATATATTATCTGACTACTACAGAAGAGGCAATTATACTTTAGAGCAAGCTGAAAGCGATATAATGAATGCCTTGCTCGAGTTTAACAAATCGGAGGTGACGGATGAAGATATTCATTTTGCAGGAAAACGTATTTATAATTGTGATTTGGTTTCTGATGGAAAAACTAAACAGAAGATAATACAACTCGCAAATGCTTATAGAAGAGGAGCAAAAGAAATGAGAGACAGATTAATCAAACACAATACAAAATGAAAGAACTAATTAAAGGTTTAGGAAATGCTTTTATTATTTTGCTGTCCTTTAAAAAAGGATGTACCCAATTTAATAGATGGTTTGAGATTGGAATTGGAATAATAGCTTGGGGTTATCTATGTATTATGATTTATATTATTTTAAATATAATTAATCGAATACAGTAAATTATGACAGCAATAATTTATTACAACATAGGATATTTTACTACTGAACTTTACATAGATGGTTATCAATCAGAAGTATGGTATTCTTATTATTATCCGTATTTAACTAATCAAACATAACAAGCAATGAAAAAAGAGAAGAAAAGTCATACTATGTTAAATAAATAGTTTAATTTTACGTTTTTCATAGGTTTAGTTAGGGAGGCGGGACCAGTTGACTTCTGGCCCGCTTTTTTAAAAGCAAGAAAATGGCAGCACCAATAAATAATCAATTTTGGAAACTTCGGTCTAAACATGGGAGAGATAAGATATTTACTACTCCTCAAATAATGATGGAGGCTTGTTATGAATATTTTAAATGGTGTGAAGACAATCCATTAATGGAAGTAGATTATAGAGGGTCGCAATTAACAAAGATTGAGTTACCAAAAATGAGAGCTTATACAATACAGGGACTTACTTGCTTTTTGGATGTTAATACGCTTTATTTCAATGGTTTTGAAGATGATTTGAAAGGGAAAAAAGATGAAATAAGTAAAGATTTTAACAAGGTCATAACGCACGTGAAGGAAATTATCTATAATCAAAAGTTCATTGGGGCCGCTGCCGGATTCCTTAATCCAAATATAATAGCAAGAGACTTAGGGCTTTCAGATAAATCAGATGTGAAACATTCAGGCGAAATTATTACAGGAATAAATTATATAGTACCTCCAAATGGAGATAACGATAGTTCCGACAAATAAACAACATCAAGCGTGGGAGGCTTTAAAAAACTATGATATAGTATTCTTTGGTGGTGGAGCTGGAGGAGGAAAGTCATGGTGGCTATGCGAAACCAGATTAGTTAATTGTTACCTACATCCTGGTTATAAATCATTTTTTGCCAGAGAAGAATTAAAAAGGCTCATGTCATCAACGTATTTGACTTGGTGCAAGGTTTGTCAATGGCATCAGATACCCAGAAGTGACTGGTCATTGAATGGCCATTATAATTATATTGAATTTAAAAATGGTTCAAGGATTGATTTATTAGATGTAAAATATCTCCCTTCCGATCCTTTATATGAAAGATTTGGTTCAACTGAATATACTGATGGTGCAATAGAGGAAACAGGTGAGATTCATTTTCTGGCTTACGATGTACTGAAAACCAGAATAAACAGACACTTGAATAGCGAGTTAGGTATTCGGGCCACAATGGCCTTAACAGGAAACCCTAAAAAGAACTGGACATACACAAATTTTTATCTTGCTTCAAAGAACGGAACTCTTCCGGATAATACTAAATTCATTCAAAGTCTATATAAAGACAATCCACATACTGCAATAGAGTACGGCAAACAACTTGAAGGGATAAAGGATAAATCAACCAAGGAGAGATTAATGTTTGGAAATTGGGACTATGAGGATGATCCTGCCGTGATGATCGATTATGAGATGATCGACAATATGTTTTCGAATACCTATGTTCCACAGGGAAGAACAAAGATAGTTGCTGACATTGCTCGATACGGGTCAAACAGGGCAGTTATAACAGCATGGGAAGGATTAAGATTAGTGGAGTTTATAATATTTGACATATCATCAACAGTTGATATTAAGAATGCAATCAATGCAATGAGAGTAAGAAACAAAGTTCAGCTATCAGATATTATTTGTGATGAAGATGGGATCGGCGGCGGCGTGGTTGATGAGTTAAGATGTGTAGGATTTGTTAATAACTCAAAGCCATATAATGCAAACTATCAGAATCTCAAATCAGAATGCGGGTATAAATTAGCAGAATTAGCAGCTCAGATATATATTGCCTGTGAGCTACCTGATTGGGAAATAGAAATGATCAGGCAAGAATTAGGCATGTTAAAAACTTATGATGCGGATAAGGATGGCAAATTAAGAATCATGCCAAAAGAGAAAATTAAGGAAAATATTGGCCGTTCGCCTGACTGGCTGGATGTATTTATCATGAGAATGTATTATGAAGTAAAACCGGATCGAATATCACACCAACAATGGCGAGGATAAAGAATATAGAATATCTCACGTTAAAGGATATGGCAAATGATCTTGAGGCATATTCCGGGCTTGCTGACGGCCTTATTCAGTTGCCCTGTCCTCACAGGTTAACAATAAGATTCATGTCTTACAGGGTTCCTGAAACGATGGAAGAGATGGCAAGAAATATCTGTTATGGTCAACGGTTATTTTTAGCACGTGAAGAAGAAAACGACATAGGTTTAATAATAAGAAAGATAAGCGGTTACTACTATCCTATTGTTACGGGTGAAAAATGGGATGAAGAAAAAGTATTGTTATTCAAAAATAAAGTTATAACTTGCAAAGCAAAAGAATTATATCCAGTCGCTATGCACTTCGTCACTCTTATAAACGAGATAGCAGAAAAGGAAAAAGTACTCCTGCACCGGGAACCTTCAAAGGTTGAACTGGCTGCTGGTATCGAAAATCTCAATGTCTTTTCAGAACTCAACTCCCTGGATTTCCTTCGTGATGCGATGAAATGCACCGTGCCGGAAGTACTTCTGACTCCTTATAACGAATGTTTAGTTCGATTCATGAACGCTAAAGAGCTATCAGATTATCAGGATAGATATTTAAAACTAGAGAGAGAACAGTATGAAGCTAAATCAAAATATAAGAAATAAACTAAACCCCCCAAAATTATGAAAGCAACTATTGAGAATGGAGTATTATGGATAGGTTGCGAAACCTATGAAGAAATTTTAATAACAGATCATTGGGAACGCAATAACGCAGAGGGAATTAAATTTCTAAAGCAGGATTATAAAACGACCGGGAGGAGAACGCCTACAATAGAATTTGTCGGGATTGTTCCAGAAGATAAAAGCAAACCTCCGAAAGGGTTTGAAAATCAAAATATAAGAAATGAATAAGCCAAAACCAATGATTGAAAAATCACAGACATTGCCTCCTCCTGCACCAACAGGGACAATTAAAGTTTTAGAAACTCTTACTCCTTTAGAAATACAGCAGTTAAAGGAAATATTGGAACATTGGAATGATTCTCTTGGAGTATTAATTATAGATAAGAAATGAATGCACTAATTCATAATTTAGAAGCTCTATTAATAAACTCCGGATGTACGCTGGTGTTTAACGAGACAGATAACCTCTCAAATATACGTACAGATGAAAGTATTCCGGTGGATATAATTGGGTTAGTTGTGCAGCCTAATGAGATGTTGTTTCAGGTCAAGTCTAATAACATAACAGAACGTCCGATATTTACAGTTGAGATATTGCAACAGGTCAGACCGGAAGATCTTGCTTATCATAATGAATTGGTGCTGGAAAACCTAAAGGATATATGTAAAATCTTTGTGTATAAAGCGATTGAATCCGGGATATTTCACAAGATTCTTGATGTTACCCTTTCAAAAGTTTTAGAAAGCAAATACGATGCTAATGTGATTGGATGGTCAATTCCGATTAACTGGATACTGATTAAGAACGAGAATCATTGTGATCCTGTCACAAGTCCTCCGACTGAGGATTACGTTTTTCTTGTTAATGATGATGGCGATTTTATAACAGATAATATTGGAAATTTAATAATACTTAATTGATATGGCAACAGGAACAGTAACACTTTCAACAGCACTGGCAGAGATTCTTCCGGTAGCTAACAGCGCAGGCAACGTTCAGATATCGGATGTTATGGGGAACAAAGATGATACCATTGATGGTAGTAGTCTTGTGGCATTACAAAAGCAGATGA